GTATTAATGAATTTGAAGTATTTGTTGCAGGAATTCGATTAAGAAAAACTGAACTTGTAAAATATAGTATAGAACTAGGACTAGATTCACCAGAATCAGATATTGTACTACCTCCAGAATTTTCGATTAACAATAATACATTAATATTAGATAGAGCTCCAGCAGAAAATAATAAAGTTGTAATTTTAAGACGTTTAGGAAAATTGTGGACAGAACCTGGAACACCGTTGTATAAAAGTAATTCAAATATTGCAAAAATAATATTATCAACAGAGGCAGACTTGCCAAGATAAATAATATAATAGGACAAATTATGAGTGATATATTAAAAGACAGAAGTAACACTAGAATAGAAGGATACATTAAAATTTATGATCCTGAAACTAAGAAAATTTATGTAGATAAAAGAAATGCAATACATTATGAAAATATGAGTATTGCTATGGCTCAGTCTTTGAGTAATGCAGGTATAGGTTTTATATACTCTATGGCTTTTGGAAATGGCGGAACAAGTGTGGATCCTACTGGAATTATAACTTATTTAACGCCAAATAGCACCGGAACTAATGCAAGTTTGTATAACGAAACATATGAAAAAATTGTTGATGATAGAAGTGTTAATAATAATGATGCATTTCGGAATAAGACAGAAATTAGACATGTAAGTGGTACAAATTATACCGATATTCTAGTATCTTGTTTGTTGGATTATGGAGAGCCTAGCGGACAAGATGCTTTTGATACTGCAACTAATACAGAAGATCTATTTATTTTTGATGAATTAGGATTAAAAAGCTATAATAATGATGGAACATTTTTAATAACTCATGTTTTGTTTCATCCTGTTCAAAAAAGTCTTAATAGATTAATACAAATAGATTATACCTTACGCATACAAAGTTTATCCGGTTTACTTGGAGATTAATTAAATGCCATATGAAATTTTATTTACAGATAGTGTTAATAAATTAGGAATTGTTGTAGAAGATGGCACTGTAAATCAGGAAACATCTTTGAAATTACCTGGAAAAAACACAACCTCCTATGGTTCAATCATAGCAGAGAATTTTTTACATCTATTAGAAAATTTTGCTTCTACTACTTCACCTTCAACACCAGTTGAAGGGCAACTTTGGTACGATTCTTCACCAAATGTAGAGCAATTATTTGTTTATAATGGGGTCAATTGGATTCCAGCAAATGGTGTTAATAAATCTATAACTGCTCCTACTTTAAAGCAAGAAGGAGATCTTTGGATAGATAGAGAAAATTTACAACTTTACATGTATACCGATGCAGGAGGGTGGATACTTATTGGACCAGAATATAGTGATGGGGTAGTTACTGGACCTATTCCAAAATCAATATTAGGAATAGATGATATTTTGTATAATATACTACAAATAGACATAGCAGGAAAAACAGTAGCTATTTTTGCAAAGAAAGCATTTACACCTAAAGTTAAAATTGACGGATTTAGTACGCTATCCCCAGGTATGAATTTATCAAATAATCCGTTGCCTGGAGAAAAATCTTTTAAGTATTATGGAATTGCTGAAAAAGCTGAAAGTTTAATAGTAGGACAAGAAACAGTTTCGGCTGGAAACTTTCTTAGAAGTGACGCAGTAAGCACATCAAATTTTCAAATTAATGTTTTAAATAACAAAGGCGTTTTATATGGATTGAATTCAGAACTGGAAATAGGTGTAGAAGGATCTAATGGTGTAATAAAACATAATGTCGCAGGTGCTTCTATTGACGTCAAATTAAGAAATGATGGACTTTTTAAAACATTGTTACGATTTGACAGCTCTATGAAAGTTGGTATTAATAATGATAATCCTGATACAGAATTATCTGTAACAGGAGATATTAATATTTCTGTACCCTTTAATGATAGTACAAAAGGTAATTTATTTGTACAAGGAACAGCTGATAGTACCAGAATAAATAACGGATCTATAGTTACTGCAGGAGGTATTGGGGTTGCTCAAAGTGTTACTATTGGTGGTAATTTATATTTAAATCATACTAATTCTAGTAATATTATTGTTGATAAAATTTTGCCAACAGTGACAGCAGATGAGTTGTTTGGAGATGCCCAATCTTATATAGGATCTCCGAGTTTACAATACGAATCAATATATGCAAAAAGATTTTATGGAGACTTAACAGGAACTGTTACAGGTTCTGTTACTGGTCGTGCAGGATCTGCAAATAAGCTTGCTAAGGCATCTACATTTAAATTTATTGGAGATGTAGGTTTATTGAATTCTACTGATTTAGAAAGCGGAATAATTAATTTTACTGGTCAAGGTGAATTGGTTGAATTCCAAACAGAAATATCACAAGGCGTGGTTTCTAATAAAATAGAAATTATAGATACACAACTAGATGACGAACTGCTTATTTCTAGAAACAGAGAAGATATTGGATTAAAGAAAATTTCTATAGAAAATTTATTAAAAACAGTTCCTATTATACCTATAGGTAGTATAACGCCATATGCAGGATCAACAGTTCCTGCAGGTTGGTTACGCTGTGAAGGGCAAAATGTTTTGATAGTAGATTATGAAAAGTTATTTGCAGTAATTCAATATACTTATGGTAGTATTGAATCTCTTCCCTTAGGATATTTTAAAATACCGGATTTGCGAGGAAGATTTCCATTGGGATTAGAAAATCCAGCAAACCCTGTGTTAGAAAATGTTAATTCAACACAGTTAGGGGGTACTGGAGGAAACGAAAAAGTAACTTTACAAGAAGCAAATTTACCAGATCATAAGCATGATCTTTTTTATAATGATACCCAATTTTATGCTACTGCTCCTAAACAGTTTGAAATTGTTGACGATCAAGTTGAAGATTATCATTTTTATGAACAGCAGACAGAATTTACTGGTGTAGCAATGAAAAACACACAAGGAATTGTTACAGATGAAACCCTAAGTTCAAAAGTAGATATTTTAAATCCATTTTTGGCATTGAATTTTATTATATATGCAGGATGATTAGATGAGTTATAGAATTAATAGGACTGATGGAGAATTAATTATAGATCTAATAGATGGTATAATTGATACAACAAGCACAGATATTACATTAATAGGACGCAATTATAAAGGGTTCGGTGAATGGATTAATGAAAATTTCATAAAATTGCTAGAAAATTTTGCATCTACTGCATCACCTACGAATCCTTTAACTGGGCAATTATGGTTTGATAAACAAGATCAAAAATTAAAAGTATTTGACGGAACTAGTTTTCGGCCAGCATCTGGTACTATAGTTAATAGTTCACAACCGTCAAACTTAACAGCCGGTGACATATGGATAGATAATGAAAATAATCGTTTATATTTGTATGATGGAACAGATTTAACTTTAGTTGGACCAACATATGATGCTGGACAAGGTAAAACAGGATTTGAGTCTGCTAGCCAAATAGATGAACGAAATATTACGACAACAATCTTAAAATTATTTTTGGGAGGTGTTTTAGTAGGAATTTATTCTCCAGCAGAAATTATTGTACCTATTCAATTTGCTATTACCGGATTTCATACTTGGGCCGAGGATACACAAAATCCTAAAAGACAAAAATTATATAAAGGGTTTAATATTGCAGATGTAGAAAATGAAACTGGAATAAATGGATTTTGGTGGAGAGGTACAAGTTTAAATTCAAAATATTTGTTAGATGACCAAGGAAATCAAAAAACAAGTGTAAATTTTTTACCTGCAGATGGTAATGGCGAAACAACAGGTTTTATAACAATAAAAAATAGTAAAGGTCTAACAATTGGTGTTGGCGACAGACCATTTGTTAATGCTAAGATTTTCGGATCAACAACATACATAGATATGTTAGAATCGAACGCAGATTTTGGAATAAGAATAAAAAATGCTCAATATACAAATAGTTTTGTAAACGCAATTTATATAGATACGTCAGAATATAAAATTAAAATGTTTGACGGATTAGGGCAATTTGAAAATTTAGTTAGTGTTCCTGAATTAGATTTATACGGAAATTTGACAGTTGCTGGTAGTGTAAGTATAGCAGGTTCTTTATCGGTTTCGGGCGATGTAACTTATGTAACATCGCAAGATTTAAAGATTATTGATAAAACGATAGAATTAGCTATAGGAGAACAGGATCAAATAGGGTCAAATGCAGATGTAGAAGGTGGTGGTTTCATACTTAGAAGTAATGAAGGTGATAAAGATTTTGTATGGAAGCTCGATACAGACATCGTCAATGATACTCCAGTAGGATCTTGGACAAGTAACCAAAATATAAATTTGTCTGTATCAGGGATTAATGCTAATCCTTCTTACAGAATAAATGGAGAAATGGTTCTTTCAAGTTCTGAGTTACATTCTGGAGTTACAAGAGCCACAGGATTAACACAACTTGGAACATTAACGGAATTATCAGTTGACAATATATATATTGATTCTGCTTCTATTACACGAATAAATGGAGCCGGTATAACGATAAATCCAAATGGCGGTTCTCTTAGTTTGAGCAACAATAAGATATCTAATTTAGCTACTCCTATTGCAAACGACGAAGCTGCTAATAAGGAATATGTAGATAGGGCAGTAGATGGAAAAGAAATATTGTTATCATTAGATATAAACGGATTAATAG